TCTGTTCTATTGACTTCATCAATTAGATAGTCTTTTACATAATCTAATAATTGGTTACTCATCATCTTCCTCCTTATCTTGATGATCGTATTCTTCCCAATACATATCATCTATAATGTCGTATTCTGAGTACGTAGCTAGATCTTCTTCAGCCATAAGATAACTGTCCTTTATATCATATCCAGCCTCCATGTACTTCTCAGCTTGTGATTCAATAAATAAATCATTTTCTTTTTTACTCATTATCTTCCTCCTCTATAAGTTTTAATATTTCAATAATTAAATGAACTTTACCTTCATAATAATTAGAATTTTCCCAATGATAAGATTTGGTTGATTCTAAAAACTTTAAATTTTGCTGTTTTGTTTTTTCACAAAATTCTTTTAATTCTTTAAGTTTATTGCTCATTATCTTCCTCCAGTTTTTCTATTCTTGTCTGCAATTCCTCTATACATCTTCGCACCATTATATTCATTTCGTTTTGCATTTTTAAACAATCTTGAATATTTTGGACTATCTCGATCATTTTTTTTTGATCCTTTACAGTTGTGATCTCAAAATTTTTCAAAAACTCACCAATTTTATTTACTTTATTAAACATTGTCTATCCTCCTTTTTAATAATTTTCATTAACCCAATCGTTTAAATGTATTATTACATCTTCAACATCTGGATAATGTTTTATAATTTCTTTTGCTACTTCTATAAAATATGGATCCTCCATTAATGTTGATTCATTAATTAAAGTATCCCTAGCAACACATGAAATTACATATTCACCCTTTGATATTTCCATTGTTTAACCTCCTTTGTTTTTCTTTTAAAATCCTTTTAGCTTTTTTAATCGTGTCTTCATCTGGTCCACCTAGAAAATAATTTGCTGTTTTACTTTTACCAAAATAATTTATCCATGTTTTAAGATCTTTTATACTCCATGATTCCATCGTTTATCCTCCTTTTAATAATCTGTTGGGATCGTTGACAATCCTTCAATGTTAGTGGCAATCGAACCTCCATTATTCCATTCATCATCTTGAATTGGTATGAGTACGACTCCATTTGATAACGTAATTATTACTGGAGCTTTATACCAACCATGAGAATCGGCCTCTTCTTTTGACATATATTCTATGTCTACTATTTTTGCATTTAATAAATGCTTTTTAATATCTTTAATCATTTTTAATAACCTCCTTTATATATTAATTTTAGAATATGGAAAACAAAAGTAATACCCTTTGTTATCTGATCCATAAACCATATGCGTTAATTTTTTATCTGTTTCCATGTTTCCATTTTTCAACCAATCAAGATCGTATTTTTTACAAAATTCCTTAACTGCGTTGAAATGATTTTCTGCAACATCAACCGAATAATCCCAACCAATAATAGTACTCCATGAATCCCTATTATAAGTATCAGTCCAGCATTTTATTCTTTCACCTTTTGTATTTGTAGGTTTTAAAAATTTTGTTTTAATTACTAATGCCATTTTTAATAACCTCCCTTATATAATCGAATGCTTTCCAATTTTGTAGCTTATAAAAATATTTTATAATCCCTATTTTATAAACTGGTAAATCATCAATGTTGATGTTATATATTTTTTTAATCTGATGTTTAAATTGTGTATAAGTTAAATTTAATTTACTCATTTTTTCTATCCTCCTTTATTTCTATTATAATATACCTAACATTATAAAATATATCAAGAAATTTATTAAATAATTTATTTATACTTATTATATCAATTAAAAACTTTAGCAGGTATAATTATATATAGATAGATTCTTATTATATTTATTATTAAATAATATTATTAACTACTTTAGTTGATCGGCTGACAATCTTGGAAAAGGATCTATAAGCAATATTGAAATGTTACTACAATCTAATATATATAAAATATAATTCATGGAGGATCTGTAAACGTGGAGGATCTAAAAATTATGGTTTCCTATACACACATACACTCATTTCGAGAACTACAGTATAAAAAATCTATAGTGTACAAAAAGAAAGTATAGTCTATAAAGGTAGTACCCCCCAAAACGACAGCAACTGCTATATATATATGGATTCGATCACGCATTGTAGGGGTATTTTTGTATATTAACCTGTAGTTAACAGTTGTAAATGCAAGATATACAGGGTAAAATAAACTATAAGATGTATAGAGAACTTACAGACAAGCAAAAAGCCTTTATTGAACACTATAGTCAGACAGGAAATGCCAAAGCATCTGCAATAAAAGCAGGATATTCAGAAAAAACTGCAGAACAACAGGGATATGAGCTAAAAAACAAGCTATCTCACGAGATCACAGAGCATACTAGGAAGTTAATGGCAAGTGCTGCACCTTTGGCTATAGATAAACTTATAAAACTGGTAGAAGATGAGAAAACTACACAGTCAGTAAAGCTAGGTGCTATTAATTCATTGCTTGACAGGACAGGTTATCAGACAGTTAATAAGATTGAAGATGTAACAAACAAAAAGACAGACGAGGAGCTTCAACACGAACTAGGGAAACTGCTATCAGTTATAAAAGTAGTGCCTTCTAGCAATGATGATCTTAATTAATGGACGAATATTTACTAGAAAACTGGATGCAAAACAATTTAAGTGATGACGAGGGGTTTTATAACTGTCCTTGTTGTGGCTATGCTCTTGATTTAATAAATACGTCAGAAAATGATGATTATGAAATAGACTATGTTTACTGTTGGAATCATTGTTTATATACTTCAGAGGAACTAAGAGAGTTTATAGATGCTAAATCTGCCAAGAAAGAAATATGATGTAATAGTTGTTGATCCACCTTGGTGGTTAAAGACAGCAATTCA